GGTGAAAAATCCACGCTCCACTAAGATAAGATCAAGCAAAGATATACAGGTTGGTGGTAATCACTACAAGAACATGGCAATACAGCCTGTTGATTATATCCTGGCTAACAAGCTGGGTTACTGTGAAGCCAACGTGGTTAAGTATATATCGAGGTGGAAAAACAAGGGTGGTATAGACGATCTCCGTAAGGCCAAGCACTATATTGATATGCTTATTGAGGATGAAACCCATAAGGAGATGGGGTGAGGTCAGCACAGCACCCCCTCAAGGAGGAAAACATGGAGTGCTGCACTGCCTCGATTGTTTTATTGATTAAGCATTTCCATTCCTTTTGTTGCCATACTTTGTAATCGCGGAAGAGTCTCCCCTTGTTCTTTCTCTTCTGCTCTTCTACCAGCAGTTTCTACACTATACACTGGGAAATTATTTAAATTCATAAATGGTCTGCTCATGTCTACTCCATAAAATTCAGACATGATCTGCCTTTCTCTTGATGGAACTCCAACAGAAATTCGCTTAACGATGTTTGTTCCCATATTAACCAGTTGTGTTGAAAGCTGCACTGATGCTTGACCCCTTGCAAGGGCTGTATTTCCAGGGGCCATATTAAGGGCAAGCATTCTATCAAGAGATATATTTCTTTTTGGAGCAACTCCTGTTCTGTTGGAAACGGCAAGCTGCGCAGATGCTATTTTAACCAAATCAGTTAGATTATTCAGCGAATCTCCTTGAAACAGCTCTGTTATTAAAGTGTTATTTTCTCTTTTAAATTTATTATAGTTTTGAATAAATTTTCCTATATCAGGAGCATCTTGAAGCAATGGAGTTATCATTCCAAATATAATTTCTTGCCGCAATCCATTCATTTGTGGAGAATTATTGCCCAATATAGAATTTAATCTTCTTACAATAGCTCCAGATTCTGCTTTGCCTAAAACCTCTCCTGTTCCAACTAGCAATTTTCTTACTTGCTCTACTTCTAAATCATTGTCGATTATTTTTTGAACCACTTTAGAGCTTTCAAATTTATCTATATGGTCAGCATACCAACTATTTGCTTTTTTCCATTTTGCTATTGATTCAGCATTTCCAGAAACAAGATCAGCCGTAAACTGATCTTCTAGAAAAGTATCAATGTGATTTTTCATTCCAAGCAATGCTTGATATTCATTTTTTGCATCATAATCATCAGACCTTCTTAGCTTTCTTATGTCTGCGTTTAATAATTGACGAAAATTATGAAGTTGATTTACAGGAACATAGGAATTAATTACATTCCCAGAAGAATCAAGTAATTCAAAAGCTGTGTTATTTGTAATTTCTGAAAATTGCTGTAATCTCCCTTTTGCAATCTTCATTGTTGAAAAATCAAACTGTGGATTACTTACAACATCTGCCATTGATTGATCTAATAGTTTTAATTGAAGCCCAGGAAAATACGCCTCTTCAGACTTTGCTGCATTAAATAGCTCTTCTGATACATCAGAAGATATTTTTTCCTGTCTTCTAACCATTTCTTGAAAGCCACCAAGATTTTGACCTTGAAATCTTTGTCTTCCTGTTAATCCGTCAGCCGCTACTACTAGTTGCTCAAGCTCTGCGTCAGAAAGATCAAGTCCAAGCTCTTTTGCTCTTTTTCGAAATTCATTTATTTTTTGGCTTCTTACATAAGATGCTCTTCCTCTTCCTGCTATATCTGGCAACAAATCTAAAAATGTTTTTGTTGTTACTGACGCAAAAATTGCTGGATTGTTTAAATCACCAAAATCAAGACCGCCCTGTTGTTCTATAGCAACTTTTATTGCATTTGCTCGTTCTAACAAATTGTTGGGGACATCTTCATTTCTATCTCTATATGATTGAATTTGATCTGAAACTAATGATAATTGATTCGTCAATAGATTAGGCGCACCTTTTTGTTTTACAGAGCCTCCTAGCTTTGAAGAAACCAAATTTCCAACCGCAGTTGTTCCTGCATCAATCAGCATAAATGGAGAACTTATTGCAGCAGTAATGTTTTTCCCTGCTTCAGTTTTTGGCGTATACACCATTGAACCCATGATTCCTTCCATGTTTTCTGTTGCATTTTTTAAGTTTTCATACCAATTTTTATTTTGAAAATATCCAAGAATTAAATCATAGGTTCCTTTTAACCCTGCTGCCGGAGCAGCAATCATTGGAGAGGCAAAACTTGCAAAGGCCTCTAGGCCTCCTAGTCCAATTTTTGCGCTTGATGGCAATCCTTCTGCTGATAAGCCTAAAGAATTAGTTACATCAACTGCTGTGCCTATAAGTCCTTTATTCTGTTGCTGCTGTTGTTTCCATTCAACATATTGCCGCGCTATCTCTTGATCGTTAATTTGTTCAACAGTGTTTTCTCCAGATGTAATTCTAGAATCCAACTCTAAAAAAAATCCTTCGTCTAATTGTGGAGTAGCCATTTTTATTCCTATTTAAAAAGATAGTCTGTTTGTCGAGACGAAAATGGGTCTAGAGAATTTGTATATCTGTCACCAGTAGTGAAATAGTAAGCATTGCGGAATCTGTCTTCCAATTCTTTCTTCCTGGCAGTCAGAATTAACTTTATTGAATTCGGGTCAGACTTTGAAGCTCCAATAGCTTCAATTGCTCTTTCTACATCTTTGTCTGTTAGCGCCCTGTTCTCACCAAGACCAGATGCGGCAGCATATTGAAGAGCAAGACCAAGAATTCCAGTCTTTAATTGATCGTTTACTATACCCAAATCACTAAATACATTTGAATAATCAGAAATTTTTGTTTTAACTTTTGGGTTTGCTGCGGAGATAGCAGCAGTTGATTCAGCTAACAAACTATTCGCCACGGAAAATCCGGCGGCTGTCCATGTATTTGCAGAAGGATTTTCAGTAATGAAATCAATCAGATTATTTGCTGAAGCTATAAAGTTTGATGTTTGTATTTGAAGATCATTAAGCGCGTCTCTCTTAGATTGAGACACTCCAGCAACATCTTCAAATGGGCCTGTTACGCTTGCTGGAGCTACTTTGTCATCCTCAGCAAGAGCTATTTTTTGTCCATTTAGCGTGTAATAACCTCCATAACCATCGTATCCTAATGTTTTATGATTACCGCCAACAATAGCTTGAACAATAGTCAGGTTTTTTGGGTCTATTTTTTCTGTAATATCATCAACTATTTTTTCAACTCTCTCTATTGGAACAGAGCCATCTCTGATTCCTTCAGAAAAATCATGGTATTGATTATTCTCTACAATAAGATTAGCAACGTGATCTCTATATCTTCTTTGCGCATCAGCTTCTGCTTGTGCGTTTATTCTAGCTGCTCTGCTTGCAAGAGCTGCTTCTTGGTTTCGAGCAATATCAGCAGATGCTTGTTGTCTTGCCAAAAGATCAGCTTCTTTTTGTCTTGTGACATCAGCAGCCATTTGACGCATCTGTGCTGCTTGAGAGCCAAGACCAAGACCTTGAATCATCTGAGCAGCTTGCAACAAGCTCTGAGGATTATTCGGATCAACATTCTTCAATGCGTCCTGTACTTTCTCAGACTCAGACCTGACATCAAGGCCAAGCATACCACCAACACCACGGCGCAATGCTTCTTGTTGTTGAGGCATATTCATCATCAAGGCAGAAACCAAAGGAGCTTGAGTCCTGGCTAGACCAGTAAGACCAGAGGTTAATTCACGGCCCTTCAGTATGCCCTCTTGAAGCATACGCTGCTGCCGTTGAGCAGGAGTCTCAATGATGTCTTGAAACAAAGATTGGATATTGATAGCCATTGTTTATTACTCAATTAATTAGGGTTGTAAGTAACTTTACCAGTAGTCGGATCAAACTCCACTCCGGTATCTCCTAGTTTAATAGTTCCTGACTGTTGCTGTTTACCCTTCAACAAGTCAAACAAACCTTGATACTGTTGTTGTCTAAGGGCGTTTCTCAATGACTCAAAGTTCAACTGAGACTCGATAGCAGTCTGACCAAGACCAGAGTAAAGCTGTGCGCCACCTGCTTGAAGGGATGCCAATACCCTTGAGAGATCGGTAGAAGGAGCCAATGCTGACAACAATCCAGCTTGAGGCACATACGCTGCCTGAAGGAAACTTGGGATTGTCTGGGTAAGAAGCTGTTGTTCGCCAAGCATCTGCTGTAGACCAGCCAAAGTCTGTTGAGACTGTAGAGCTTGTTCTGCTCTTGCTTGCTCCATAGCACTTACCGAAGTCTGTGCCTGTTGTTCCTGGATAGCCTTTTCCAAAGCCAGTTGCTCAGGAGTTCCCCCGAACATCGAGGTACGAACACCCAGTCTTCCTTGTGACGCTAGACGCTCCTCAAGGCCCAATCTGGCACGTTCCTGCTCAGGTAACTGTGCAGCCTGAAGACGACTAAAGATTTGCTGTTCACGGGCCTGTCGCTGCTCAGGAGACTGCGTAAGCATATTAATAAGGCCAACATCATCTTGTCTGCCAACTTGTCCAAGAAGAGTCGGTATCATGCCCAGAAGCCCCTGTTGGGCTGCTTGTTCCTGTGCAGATAGCCCTAATGTAAGACCGCCAGTAGGC